TTTATAAAAGACACAATCTTCTCTAGGAATTACTTTGTCGTATATCCAATGATACTCATCTGAAGGGTTGAAGTCAATTACTATTTTATCTTGTGTTCTAAATATAAGTTGTTGCCAATCTTCAAAGTATAATTCATTAGCTTCATTTATAAATAGTAAATCTCTTTTACGACCTCTAATCTTTTGAGGCATATCTAATGAAATAAATTCAATAAGGTTACCGTATAGTGAATATTCAGAGTTTGATTTATTGTGGTTTAATTCTGTATATATATTATGTGATTGTAGAATTTGTACAAAGTCCCTTAATACTGTTGCCCTTAAACTAGGAAATGACTTACGGCATATTGTTATAATCTTATCTTTATTCTCAACACAATAAGCAAATATAATCCAAAGAAGAATATTAAATGTTTTCCCTGACCTTGTACCCCCTTGTTCAACTACAATTTTGCTATTGTTTTTTACAAGATGTTTATATACAATATTAGTCTGTATCTTCTGTTTTGTCAATTATCTCTATTTGAAAGTTATTAGGCATTCCATCTGCACCTGTTATTTCTTGTCTTTCAATGTATCCTCTTTTCTTTCCTTTTGTCTTTAGGTAAAATATTGTAGCTGCTGTATTCCCTCCCCCTATTTGGTCGTGTAGTTTACTTTCTGCAAAATCTAAAGCAATGTTTTCTATTTCTTGAACATTAGATGCAAACTCCTCATCTTCATTCATCCATTTATAAAATGTGCTTCTTGGTATTTCGGTTTTTCTACAAGCTACTGTAACTACTCCTAAACTTTTTTCTAATGCCTTTAGCATTGATTCCTTTTTTATGTGTCTACTTTTGTCCATATTATTTATCAAATCCAGATAGTGGATAGAAAATCAAACTATTTCTATACGCTTCTTCATTATGTTTTATTATTTTGGTTACTCCGTGTATATTATACCAAGCAGGATATACTAAAATACTATTGTTAGCCTGTTCAAAGGTATGATTAAAATCAGGAACACAAAGCGCACCTCCTTCTGTATCTTTTCTTTTAGTTAATATTACGTTTACGGTGTTTTTTAAATTACCCCTATCTTGATGGAAAGGAGCAGCGATATTAAAGTTTGATATACTGCTAGTGAATAACTTTCCGAATCTATATTTAGGTAATGTCGTTTCTTCTATTAATTTCTTTTGTGATTCATATTGTTCAGGCATATATTGTTTTATAAGTTTCTCACTTTCTAAACAAGATAGTAACATTGCTTTTATAAATGTCTTTGCTTTTTTATTAGTATGAACTGCTGATACAGAGTTGTAAGGTCTTCTAAGGTGGGGTTTTGCTAATACGCCACCTAATATAGTTGACATCTGAACTGTGTTCCTAGCCTTAGCCTCAGCCCTGCTTATACCGTATTTTTTTTGCATTGTATATACATCAGAGCGTTCTAATAATGACTTAGGCACATTTTTACTCAAGAACTCTTTGTTGGCTATTGAAATGTATTGTTTAAGTTTGTCAGGTAAGTCGTTTAAATAAAACCCTATTATCTTTCCATCTAACTCTAGTAAGCAACTATCAGTTACAGTTGGCGGAACAAACTCACACCTTGAGCCAATCTTTTTATCGTGTTCTTGTTTTTGTAGTTTTAATGTTTTCATCTTATAATTTTATTCATACTCTTTGCAAAATCTTTATAATTAATTCTTACATCTGTTTTTTTTTTGTTTGTGTAGAGTAAAGCGTAAGGATACCATTTTTTAACCATTTTCTTAGACCAATCATAATCTTTTTTTATTAAGTATTTATCGTGTAAACCACCCTTATTGCTTCCAACAGTCGGTGTACTAAAACCTAATTTAAGAAACTTTACAACCCCTGAACCTTGCTTTATTGTTTTCATCACAAAATCTTTATCTTCTTTTGTGTCATTATCATAATTCCAATTTATTTTATCTATATTCATAAGTACACAGGCTTCAACTGATGCTTTATTTATGACATAGTTTTTTTTGGCAGTCCATATAAATTGTTTATTATTAATTCCAAATAATTCAAAGGGTAATTTCTTTGCTTTATTTAATATATCAACCCATATTTCTGCACCTCTTTTAATATTCTTGTTTCCTTTATATTCATAAAAAGAAATAATATCATCATCACACATTAATATCCATTTATATTTATTTGTTTTAGCATATTGTAACATAAAATTCCGAACAAAAGATATACCTTGATTATCTTTTAAAATATTAATTTTATTAGGAACATTATATTGTTCAAATTCTTGTGGTTCAATAAAATGTTTAAACTCTATTTTTTCTTTTTCAAAGAGTTTATATGTTTTTGTATTTGCCCTACTTTTTGTTGGTATAAAACAAATCATTTTTTATATGACTTTAACGCTTTATAAAACAAGTCTGATAAATTAACACCTTGATTTTTTAAATCATCATATATTTTTTTTATAGGCTCAAAATCTTTTGCTGGATATTCTAATATGATTGACTTTTTTGTTTGGTCATACATAGTTTCTATCTCATCTTCTAAGTCAATCTCATCAAGAACGCTATAATCAATAGCATCTTCAGGTTGCCAAACATCAATACCCCAATCTTTTAATTCTTTAGTGTCCCATCCGTTAGCTAATATATCCCAATCCCACTCACCGAAACCTACATTATCTTTAATCACAAATTGTTCCATTTGTTTTTCTGTCAGGTTTTCAGCTTTTATTATCCAAACTTCTTTCAACCCTATTTGTTGACAAGCCTTGTATCTCATATTCCCACCTAGTATTCCCATCTCGCTATTAACAACGATTGGTCTAAGTTTAAGCATCTCAGGAAATTCTATTATACTATTAACTAATTTTTTAAATTTATTATCTCTAATTAATCTAGGATTATTAGGGTTTGAAAATATTTTATTAATCTTAACTTTCTCTATCATAACTATATAACGTATTTAATTTAACTGTTTTTTCCATTCTAGTGATTTTTCCCACAATTTTAATTTTTGACCTACCTCATCTTGTAGGTTTTCAGGCACATCTCTTATGACTTTATACATAGGGTGTTTAAGTTTGTTTTTTAATTCTGAGTTTTTATTCTCTAGGTTTGTTACTTTGTTTTCTAAGTAATGAACTCTATCTATTTTATCATAACATAAATCAGATTTAAAAGTAAAGATATTTTCTATTTCTGTTAGTTTAGGATTATGCTGACAATAGTAGGCATAGTTGTTACTTGAATATAAAACAGTAGAGTGGTCGCTAGTTTTACCATTTTTAATATGTAATTCAGCTATATGAATCCATCGCATATTAAGTTTATTTCTAAGTAAATGATTAAACAATGAACGTACTTCTATATATTTTCTTTTTCTGCTATTTTTAAAAACGTCAAGCCCTGACAGTTCTTTTTTTTTATTTTATATTTCTATTGGTGTTAAATTTTCCATTTTGTTTTTTTAGTTCTTCTCTTTTTATATAATACGCTTCCGTGTATTTCATAATTTTGCTTTCCCATTTTGTAATGTCATCATAGTTTACTAAAAATAATTCTGCTTCTGTTTTATTTAATATATATATAAACCAATATTTATCTATTTTATTTTTCCCTTTTATGTGGGCTTCTTTGTTTACTAATATATGTGCGTTTTCAAAATGATATGTTGATTTAATATCTATCTTTTTATCTTTTACAATTATATCTGCATTTTTAGATGGGTATAACTCTAATAATTTAGCCATCTCAAAATCAATTTTTTTTTCTGTTAAATAGTTTATACCAATTAACTCGCCTATTATTCCTACTGTATCTACGTGTGTATTTTTAACACCTCTATCAAATCTAGGGTTTTTTTTTAAAAGATGTTTATTAATAACGCTTCTTGCATATCCAATTTGATTTGCTATTTCCCAAAAAGATTCAGGGTATTTAATTGTCATTCTGTCCTTAGTTTTAATAAATTATAACATTCTGTATATTTTTGTCTTGCCTTTCCTTTATATTTTTCTTTAAATAATTCATACAGTTTTTTTGTGTATTTATACTTTGTGTTACAATCTACAAAATATTTCTTAGCAAATGCCTTACCTTTACCTT